CAGTTAATCAGTCCCTGAACGTCGGCGGTCTCCGGGTCTTTCATACCAGGGCCTGCTAGCGAAGACAGCGCCCCCCCAGCGCCGCCGATCAAACCGCCCACAAGCGTTCCAGCCCCGGGAGCAACAGCCGTGCCGATTGATGCGCCGGCGCTAGCGCCGTTCACCGCGTCCGATCCGCTTGAGCCCGATTGCCAGTTCTTTCCAAAGTTGTAGAGCGACAGCGGAATAGCTGCGTATCCCGCAGCCGTACCTACGGCACCCGAGGCGTCACCGAACGCACCTACCTTTGAACCTAACTGCGCTGCATTCACCGCGGCCTGCGAGTCGCCGGCGACGCCACCATTTTTGATGCCGCTATAAATTCCCAGCAGATTGCCCGCATCGCCAATCGCAGTTCCAGTGCCGGATGGCATTACGCCTGCGCGATTGGCGAGCGCTGCCGCATTGAGCGCGGCCGAGGCGTAGCCAGTCGGCGTTCCGGAAGCGAGTCCGCCGACAACGCCCAGCGCATTGCTTGCACCCCCGGCTATTGCGTTGGGACTCGAGGCGTCCGTAGACGAATAATTTATACCGTTGAGGTTGGCGGAACTCGTGGCAGCGCTTACTCCAGGATCCTGCAGTTCCGGCTCGGCGGCTTGCCCGNNCAGCGCCGCTAAAACCGCCTCCGTAATCGTAACTTCCATCACTACTACCGTAGTTGCTGTCGTAGTTCATGTTGCCAGCGAGCCCAGAGGCCCCACTTGACATGAACCCCGTGTCGAATGCGGGAGTGATGCCCGTGCTGTTCGTCACATCCGAGGACGCCGTTGGAGTGCCGAAGATGCTGTTGAACGAGCCCAAGTCGGTGTTCATGAACGAGCTATCACCGGCACCGGTATTGCCTCCCAGCGCACTCCCTATCCCTGAGACATTACTGCCCCCGCCGAGTAAATTCTTGATAGCGCCTCCGAGCGAATTCAGCAGACTCGGGTTGTTCTTCGCTATGCCTCCGAGCGCGCCTAAGAGGCCGCCCAGGATATTCGAGCCAGTAGACCCCCCTGAGGTTGATCCAGCCGTTGGCGTTACAACACCGGGGGGAACCTTGCCGAGATTGGTCGCATAGGGACCAGCGTGAGGATTGCCGGCAAGTTGGAGCGCCGTTTGCGTGTAGTCGGGTACGCCGCTCAACTGCTGCGTAAATGGGCCGACACCCCCCGCATTGGATATCGCGCCCAATAGACCGTTAGTCATTGGATAGTTGTAATTCTGGGCTGTGCCGATAAGCCCTGACCCAATATTTTGGGGTCCCGTGAGCATCGGTCGCGGATCACCGGCGGGGCCGCCTGCGTACATCATGTGAGGCTCCACTCACCCACGACAGCCTTGGGCTTGAAGCGAGGATAACGACGCAACCATCCGCGTCGGCCAACGAAGCGAACGCGAGAGCAGCCGATCTGCTTCGCCCAACGGCCAATCTCATCGACTAGCCGCTCTTGAATTCCTCGGTATACCTCACCGCATGCAACCCGAATCACACACGTATGATCGACAGCGGTCTCGATAATCTCGGTGACAATTACAAACCGAATGGCTTCTGTGTCCTGCAGTCCCCAAATCTGAAGCTTTGAATCGAGCGCTCCATGTTTGATCTGCTCTGGTGAGGTCTCGCCAGTGGCGCGCGCAAATCGATAGAACAGCTCCGAGATGTCGTCCCAGGACTGCTCCACGTCCGCAACAGACATGCAGAACATCCTCATACGCCCCCCCCGTTTTCGAGGTATAGGGTCGCGCCTTTGATGGCACTCGCGGCCGAGGAAGTCACCCGACTCCGAAGAAGGATTCCACCTGGCATCGTGTCGAACGGGCAGCGTTTCGAGAAGCTGTCGCGCCCAACGTCGGCGGTGTATGACAAGGGATCGTCGATAGCCTGTTTTGCGGCGATTCTCATCGTGGGTGAATCGGTGCATAGGATGTTGGGCTGTGCCTCGGAGACGTGACGCACCTGGCCGTCCACGAATCCAATGTCGTAGGTTTCGCAGTAACCTGACGCTGGCGCACCAGTCAGATATCCGATCGCGTGCGCCTGACTGAACACGCCGAGCCGGTGACGCTTGCCGTCCGAATCGCTCCATAGCATCTCAGTCTGGATTGCGGACCTTGCCCATTGTCCAGATAGCGGGTTAAGCATCAGCAGCGTGTCGGGGAGCGTGTTTGAACCGGTTGGAATGGCGAACACGACGCACCTGAGGTTCGCGTCCCATCCACCTTTGATCGTAGACAGCGCGGCTTGGTTAACGTTGTTCCAAAACCACTTGTCGAGGGCGGAGTGCTCAGTTGTGCCAGTGGGCACCGATTGCGATCCGTCCGTTGCCCAGAAGCCATCATCAGCGATGTAGTGCGTGATAGAGCCCACCTGAACCGCCGCGCCGCGGGCGATCACACCACGCTTGCGCTCGATCGGGAGGAAGGCGAACACCGTATCGCCGCCCTGGTAGGTCGCCCGCGTAATACCGTTGCGCTGAAGGAAAACCCCCATCTGTGGGCCGCCACCGATAAAAAGCACCTGGCCGAATTCCTGGTCCAAGTCTTCATAGCTGCTCTGAGCAGCGATTGCGGCATCGGTTAGCGGCGTGGGCCACTGGGTCGGGTCGCCAATGGCTGACCACTGCACCCGATAGGGGTATGCAGTCGGCGTTGTGAGATCGCCCACGAACAGGAACTGGTTGATCACACCGAGCACGTTGCCGATCGGCGCCGAAGCGATGGCGGCAAAGGCGCTCCCGCCGATTGTCATGTCCTGCAGGGCGTGAATGCCATCCGCCGCGAGCACGCAGCCCGCTAACGCCGCGAATGACCAGTGCTGTGCTCCTGAATAGGCGCCGGCGCTCGAGCTCACCGCACTCCAGGCGGAGCCGGTCCAGTGATATAGATCGCTCGCCGCCCCGGCGTAAATCTGAGGGTTGCCACTTGAATCGAGCGCTGTCCGGGCGCCAAGACACTGCGCCCCGATACCACCACCCGAGAGCGGGGCGAATGACGGCAGACTCTGATATTCACCATTAGAGAAGTAGACATTCAGGCAATCCGACAGCGGCACCGGAGAGCCGGTGTTGTTTGGCGACGTGAAGGCGAGGTCGGCCCCATCCGGCAGCCAGGGGCCGAATGAGATCACGTAAGGCTGCGGCATCAGCTCGGCGTGCCGACATCGATCACGAGCGGGCCTGAGCCGTAACGCTCAGAGGTGTCGCGCGCGATGAGTTTGGAGAGCTGATCTTCATACAGCGCATTCCAGCCCTCGACCATTGCCGGGTCCTTCAGGAACTTGCCTGCGTTCTTCATGCAAGCTGCCAGCAGCACATGAGGGGCGCTCGTCACCATCCAGTTGGTCGTTTGAGTTACCGACAGTAGGGGCGCCTGCTGGTAATAGGTTCCCTGGATCGTGTACTGCGAATCCGGGAAGGGACCAAAGATGAAAACCGACGTATTGGAAGCACCGAGAGCGGTGCTCGCGGCCAGAAACTGAACGAAAAGATCCTGCCCCGCCTGTGTCCCGTTTGTCGTCGTCAGCGTTGTGCCGCTGATGGTGTAATCAGTCGTGGGAACGAGCAGCACGCCGTCCAACGCGACAAAGAGCACTTGCGCGCCAGCGGGGCCTGCGGCGAGTGAGAAAGCGGTCTGATTGGCCGTAGTGGTGATCGATAGCGAAGCGCTCGTGGACGGAAATGAGCCGCCCGTCTGCACGTCGCGCGCGAGGTAGCCTGGAATACCGCTCGCCTGGCGCATCGGATAGCGGTTATAGATCCATTCTGGATCTTTGAACTCCATTCCGTGCTGAGCGCCATCCGTGCCCAAGATCGTCATCAGCTTCGGAGCCAACCAGTCCGCCGGCACCGGCGCCGTCCCATTCGCGCTAATTTGTGTCGCAGGGTAAGCATTCTCCATCAGGCGAATACCCTGTCCGAAGTTTCGATCAAAGATGTCGTTGTTGATCTCTTCCTGAGCGCCCTGGATAAAATAATCGGTGAAGGTCGAGATCGTGGGGCGGTGCGTATGGTCGAGAATCGCCTGCGTAAGTGAGGCGTAATCGACGATCGTCGGCATTAGGTGTGCCTCTTACCGCCGCGCTTCCACAGCAGCGGATCATCGACAGTTCGGAATTTCGAATAGTCACGGCCTTTCAGCACATCGAACAGCGCGGGGTCAAAAGGATTCATGCCGCGCTGCTTCGCAACCTCCATCAGGACGACGGGATCAAGTGACATGATTTTTCGCATGTCTCCCTTTTGAGCGAATCGCCCATGCTCACGAGCGGCGCGCGCCTCCTCGGCGCAGGCGTCCACCAGCCCTTGAGCATCCCCGGAGTAGCGCAGAATTGAGTTTCCATCCGCGTCTTCGTCATACGTGATTCGATAGCTCATTAGTGCGTTAGCTCGATAATGTTGAGATTCCCCGTGGCAGCGCCTTCTTGAATAACAGCAATTTTCTCGCCAGGGCCGATACGCAAAACGATGGATGGGTCGGTTGCCTTCAGTAGAAGGTCCGTAGCTGTAGCTGTTGGATTCTGACCAACAGCGATGTGACAGTTGCCAAGTGCGGTCAATCGAACCGCAAACGTTTGCGACCCGATCGCTGCGGATTGCACGCTCGCCGCACCGATCGCGACGTTTTGACCTGTGCCCGGAATCGGGCGCCAGACTGGATCATATGACATTGTTGGCTCCAAAAAAGACGGGGCCCGAAGGCCCCGTCAGCGGCTCTCTCAGCCTCGGATCAACCGTTGGTGTCGAAAATCGCACCGATGGCGTGCTCGTTGCACACCTCCAGCGAGTACTCCACGATCAGCATCTTCTTGTCGCTATCGCCAGTCTTCGCGAGCGGTACGGTCTGGAAGGGACGCAGGTACGCGACCTTGATGTAATCCGGCTCGACCGAATACACATCTCCCGACTGCGCCATGAAAATATCTGGCACCAGCTTGATTTCGCCGAAATCCGTTTCGTACAGGTCGATGGCGTTGCGCAGGCGCTTGTCCTCGACGCGATTGAAACGGGTACCGGCCACGCCCGTGAACTTGGAAATGTTTTGCTTGTTGGCAGCAGACACCAGAGCGTATTCGCCCACGTCTCCCGAGTTCTTGTACTGCAATTGCGCCATGTTATTGAACATGGTCTCGGTGAGCAGCGTCGTCGCGCTATTGTAGGTGCGAGTGGTAGTGCCATTACCGAAGTTCTGCGTTCCCACGGTAACGACACCGGTCGGATTGGCACCCGAAGGCGAGCCGCCGGTCTGGTACACGGTGTTCGTGGTTAGCCACGCCGGCAAGCCGCCGGTTATAGCCGCAGTCGAGGAGTTGCCGGCGCTCTTGGCGGCATTCTTCGTCAGAATGCCTTCCATGTCGCGCTTCAACGCCTTCGAGTTACGCAGCAGCTGGTAGCCCATCTTATTAGAGCCACCCGCCGCTCGGACGGCCTGGAGGGTACCGGTGAGCGAGACGACCTTGCGGCTGATCTGCGTGTAATTGCCGATACGGCCGGTCGGGTTTTGCGCGTCAGCCGTTGCATCGTCACCCTGGATCTGCGCGTTGCTGGTGTTCTGCGCTGCCAGAATGTCGATGTTCCATTCGTGGTAGGTCTGCTCCGCCTTGGCGCGCTTGGCCATATTGAGGAGCGGGGTTTTGTACGGATCTACGTTGTAAATCATGTTCTCCAGGTCTTCACGGATGTTCGTCTGCGTGAAGGTCTGGGTTGTATTTGTAGGAACGGTCATGTTGCCTCTCTATGCGAGTTGCTCGAACGCCGCAGCCGCCGCGTCTTCATCGCGGAATCCACTGCGCGCCCAGGCTTCGCGTGCGTTGTTGAGTGCGGCCCGCTTTGGATCACGGACCTGACGAGTGCCGGGCTTCGCCATCTGCGGCGCTGCCCTGACACGTTTCATCACGCTGGGTTGAGAGGCTTGGAGCTTCAGTTGCTGCGCCGCTAGATCCAACACGATCAAATGGCGGTGGTCAGTCAACTGAGACAGCTCGGCGTCCGTGAACCCGAGTTGACGGCCTGCAGTGATGATGGCCTGCTGGGCCGCTTTGGCTTTCGCCGGGTCGCGCCACTCTGGGCGCGCCTGATACAGACGCTCGCGCTCCTGCGGGATGGCTTGCAGGCGTGCCTGTTCGGCTGCCTGGGCTTCCTGCTGTTTCGCTTGAGCGATCTGTGAAAGTTGCTGTTGCAACGCCCCTTGGCGCTGCTGGAATTCGGTACTGAGAGCAGCGTATTCCGCTGGGTTCTGCGAGCGTAGCTCCTGCCAGTTGACGCGCTGGTAATCGCCGAGCAGAACCTGCTGCGCCTGCTGTAGGAGCTGCTCGGTCTGCTGGATGCGCACGCCCAGGGCTTGGCGCACCTGGGTCTGTTCCTGCGTGAACGCCTGGCGCTGGGTGGCCAGCTCGTTCATGCGGTTGTAACTGGCCGATGAGAGCTGATAGCCCTTCACGAGCTCGGCGAGCGGAACCTGCTGGTCCTGGCCGTCTACCTTGACGGCGACGGGCAACGAGTAGAACGAGTCCTTATCGAGCTTCTGCTCGGTCAGGTAGGCATCAAGGCTGTCATAGTCCGCGCCTTCATCGTCCTGCTTCTGTTGCTGCTGTCCTTTGTCGTCCTGTTGGTCCGGCTTATCGCCCTGCTGGGACTGGTCCTGCTGCTGGGTCTGCTGGCCGCCCTGAGCGTCAGTCTCGAGCTGCTGCAGCTGTTCCTGGGACAGATCTTTCCCGTGCTCGTCGGTGGCGTTGAAAGCTCCCTTATCAAATAGGGATTGGAATTGATCGGCGTAGTCAAGCTCGGTATTGCCGGACTGAACGCCCTGGGCGGCAGATGCCGCTTGCTGGGTGGTTGGGTCCACGGTGTTTCCTCATGGTGGTGAAGACGCCGTGGCCGAGAGAGAAATCACCGCCGGTACATTGCCGGCAGCGTTATCAGAAAGAGTTGCGGAGTCCGTGGTCCATCGCGTTACGCATGCGCTGATACAGTCCTTCGCGGTCGCGCAGAATGAGCCGCGCCGCCTCGCCGTTTTGCATCACACCGCGCAGGTAATCGAGCACCTTGCCGTGCATCTGCTCCGCCAGGATCAGGCGCGTGTGCATCTCCGTATCCCGCAGGGGCACGCGTTCACGCAGCATGCGCAGCTCAGCATCGAGGGCGTTGCACGCCTCGACGAACAGGGGATCTTGGAGCAACCGCTCGGCCGCTCCACCTCGGCTAATCTCCTCTTCGGGCGAGCGCTCGTTCACGCCCTACCCTCTAGCGACTGCACATCCTGCCGCAACACTGCGCCGGCATTCGCACTCGGATCACCCTTGAGCTGCGAGCTGACAATCTGTGCCAGGATCTTCGCGAGATCGATAAACATCTGACTGTCCTGCTGGGACATGGTAACCATGCGGTCTTCGCGGTTCTGAAGCGCGGCGTGTGTGATTTCTGCCTGCGCTCGGGCGTCCGCAGCCTGCACTTCGGCCTGCGCCCGGGCGGCGTCGGCCCTCGCTTGCTGCTGCTGGCTTTGCGCGCGAATCTGCGCGACCTGTACCTGTGGTGGAGGCGGCGGCCGGTTCTGCTGCTGCCACTGCTGAAATTCCGGTGTGCTTGGGTCCATTGCGAACTGCTCGGGCTGATCGAAACCCAGCACTGAACACAGCAGCTTGAACGCGTTGTATTTCTGCTTGGGAGAAACCAGCTCAGGGACCTGACCCATCGCCTGACCCAAGAGCATGAGATTCTGACGTGCCTCCGGTCGATTGCCACTTCCTAAGCCGACATTAGGGCTTACCGTACGACGATCCTCACGCCAGCTCGTCGGATCCACCGTGACCCACTTCCCCCGCATACGGAAGTTCAACGGCTGATTCTGATGGCGCACTAACATCGCCCGAATCTTAAGCATTACATCCTTGAGGCCCTCGGCCAAGCACCGGGCAATCAGCTCGATCTTGAGACCCGCCGCGGCCATACCTGCCAACTGACCACCCATGGTCACGTTCTGCAGGGAGTCAGCATCGGGCATCACGGTGTCCTCGCCGACGCCGGTCCGAAACTCCCGCCATTTGTCCACGTACTGCATCATCGGCACTACCTGTTCCATCAGGTTTGAGGGATGCTCGAATGGCATGATGACGTTGCCGGGCGGCCCATTGGTGCGCACCACACCCCCGGCGCGGCTCGTCATCAAATCAGTGAGGTTGCAGTTTTTCCAGTCCACTGCGACGCGCCCATTGTTCGCAAGCCGTAGGTTGTTCAGCCCCTGGCGTGCCAGCTCTGACTTGATGACCTGAATGTCTGCCAGCTCGTCGTACATCGAAATGCCGGTGTGCCGGTGCGGCATGCGCTTGGGCACACCCGAGGCAATCGGCACTTCCTCGATCTCTTCGTTGTCGAGGATCTTGTCGCCGGCGACCAGCACATGACGTAGCTCCGCGATACCGTCCCCGTCGTAATCAACGCGGATCGTCACATCGCGGACCTCAATCTCTTGCATGGCCCTGTCAGCCGAGTTCTCATCAACAGAGAGCTGGTCCGTCACCACATCCCGAGCGAGCGCATCCATCTCGAGCCACTGCGGACGGCCGGGTGCGAGAGAATTCACGATATCGGCGCTGTATCCATCCGCGATCAGATCAGAGCGCGTCCATGTGCATTTGTGCTCAACGAAGGGTGAGTTGTCGAGATTGGTTTTCGCCCGATTACTGACCAGCACCTCTTCCGGCGGCAAGCATTCAACACACACCTGCCCGCTTTCGGTCTTGCGCCGTATCTTCACGTCGAAGACGGTAATCATCTGCGGTTGAGGCTGTTGACCGGGCTGGACAGGCTGCGAGGGATCAAGCGGCATCGCCTGCTGATACTCGCGCTGCTCTAGGATCTCGGTCTCATCCTCTTTGCCGTCGAGGAGTTCGGTCAGCGCCTGCTCGGTGAGACCGCTATAGCTCTCGGTGACTGTCTTCTTGCGCTTCTCCCAATAGACCTGGATGTATCCATTGCGAAGTAGCAATGCGTCCTTCGCATAGTCGTGGATGACGAAGAAGCCTTCATTCTGCACCATTAACACATGGCGAACGGCTTCTGTTTCCAGTTCCGCTTGGTCAACGTCCTGCTCGTTCTCAGGCTCGAAAACACATGGAATGCGGGCTGCTACGAACACGCGCATTAACTGCGGCATGATCCACTCTACTGTATCGCGCAGCTCCGGCAGTACGACCTGTGAACTATTCTCGATCTCGTTACCCAGCGGGCGCGCGAAGTACATGTTGAGCGCGTTGAAGCGGTCGATCTCCAGCGTGGTCATCTGCTGAGTAGCCGAGAAGGCGACGGTACCGACCGTTGCGCCGGCAGCGACGGGTGAGCCGAGGGCGGCTTTCTCGTACTGCGCGATGAGCTGCAGCAGGTCGCTATCGTTCATCAGACTTTTAGCCTTCGCTCGACTGGGCAGCGATGTATAGACGCCCTAGCGTGATTCCGAGGTTCAGATGCCCTAGCGCGTTCGGATGAATGCCGTCCGAGCTAATGTAGTTATCGGCGTTTCCAACTCCAGTAGTAGCACCGGACTTACCATTTCCCGATATCCAACACGTTCCGCATTGAACAAATGTCGCGCCGCTCGCCTGAGCGTTCGGATTTTTGTCGATCGTGGCAGTCAGCCCAGAAATACTCAACACCCGGAACCGTGAGCCATCTGCAAATTGGTATTGCGCTCCGGCATTGAGGTTCGCGCTGGTCGATAATGTCGTCGCACCCGCAGCTGCGGACGCTGTAATGCTATACGTCAGCGGAGCTTCCGCAATGTTAGAGCTGCTATAGAACGGCAATGTATTGGGATCAAGTAACCTCACTAGGGGCGAATTCATCGCAGCTACGAGCTGCGCCGCCATGACGCGTTGCGCTACAAATCCGGCAGCAGTCGCGGCGCCAATCTGATAGCCCGCACCATAAGGAGCGTAGGGTCCAAAAATATAGATCTTGCATCCAGGGAGCGATGACTGGATCGTCAGCACTAACTGCTGGAGGGCCGTATAAAACGGCGCGCCGGTAAACCCGTTATCGTTATAGAACCCCGCGATGATGACTTCGTCGGGATTGAAGGCGATCACATCTTGCTGAACGTGATTTTGATACGTGGAGCTCGCGCCAGCATTCAAAATACCTACGCCCCCCACGCCAGATGGCCATACGTCGTCATAGCCCATGTATTCCGCAAAACACTGTACATATCCTGCGGATTGGTTGGGAGCACCGGTCGCGCTCGTGATTGAATCCCCCATCACCAAGATGCGCTTGCCGCCCCGAATCGTGGCAGGCTGAACCGTATCAGTCTTATTGCCTGTCCAACATCCAGCAAAGCGGAAATTACTCAGTACGTTATCGGCTATGACATCGATGCGGTATGTTCCGGCTGCCGCGAACGTCAAACTGTAGTAATTCGAGACCCCATTGTTTGGAATGGCAGTGGGCGTCAGTGATACGTATTGATCGTTGACCTTGGCAGTGATATTGCCGGTTAATCCCTTGACTCGAAAGGCAATGAGCGGCGCTGCCTGGGCGCTGTTGAAAATTACCGACACGCGAACTAGATTCGATCCGCTTTGAATAGCTGGATTGTTGTTGGCCGTCACCGAGTTGAAAGCTGCGAAACTCCAGTCTGGATTTGCCGTACCAGACTGCACGGCGTTGCCAGCCCCCGTAATCGAAAAATTACTCAAATCTAGAGAGGGAGTGGCCGTCCCAGAGCACACATTATATTCCTGACCTGTAGCGGCGGGATTTGTGGTCGAGATTGCCACTGTGGGTGGGCTCGCCATGACCTTCTGGACGTTGGTGATTCCCGGGTAAGCGAGCGCATAAGAATTGGGGATATAGATCGTGCCAGAAGGCGACCAACCGTTCATCAGCGCTAGCCTGACGTCGCCGTTACCAACGTTTTGCGGCAATCCGGATGTATAAGTGACTCCGGAATTCCCGGTGAAAGTTGAGCCGCCTATCATATTCATGGGTCTACACCTTCACCTTGCGCCCGATCGCTTCGAGCTTTGTTTCGATGGCGCGGAAGCGCGTAAGAAATGTGTCAAGATCATCTTTCGTGGCGTACTCAATTGCGTGGACAGCATGAGTAGCGCGATCAGCGAGCGCCTTTTCCAACTCGGCTATGCGCGCATGCGCTTTCTGGATCTCATTCCACAGAGCAATGCTCATATCGGTCTCTCGTGTCGGTAGTCGAGCCGCACAAACATGCCGTTGGCCCATGCTCCGCCAACGCGCCAGTATTGCCGTCCGATCGGGCAAAAGAAGACGCGGCCCGTCGTATGCCAGGCCGGATCAAGCTTTCCGCGGTGCTGCGGACAGAGCGATTCGCACGCGCCCTGTGCCTCATGAGGTTGGATCGGAGGGCGTGCGAGGTCAGAAAATTTCATACGGGGTGACTATTCGGATAACTCAATGCTGGCAAGTGCTGCACGTCATATTCGTTGCGAGCCATCGTCACGGCCTGCGCGAGATAACGGAAAGCATCAGCGCCGTGGGATGCCCAGTTATGCACTGCCGTAGGTTTAAGCTCGTCCATGCGCTCGTTATAGGCCCATTGGTAATGTCTCAAGCACTCAAGACCGACTTTGCATCGCTCCCGGTCGAACCATACCCGCGGAAACAACATCCGCGCAGCGTTGATGCCGTTCTCTAAAGAGTCCCGCGGCAATATCTCGATCCTGAATCCGGCCCGTTGGATCGCTTCCGCCCTCGTCAGGCCCGTCATCTGCTGCTGAGTGGCGTCATGCGGCAGCCAGCAGGTGTCATAGTGGTAGCCTCTGCCGCGCAACCACGCAGTGAAGTGCGGGATTTGCTCTCCATTCGCCTCGTAATAGTCGATGATGCGGATTTCCTGCCCAATCTGCTGGAAGCACCAAATCGCCGTCGCATCGCCTATGCCAAGGTCCCACGCCGTATGCACGAGATGCGCCCCGTCGTATGGGACGCTCGTGATGCGCTGTTCAGTGGCCTGTAGCTCTTTCGCGAAGATTGCCCCGATGATCGCGGCCTCGAATGAACACTCAAATTCCTGCTCGTATTGAGCTGGCGTCATTTGCTTGCGCCACAGTGCGAGTTCATCTGCCGCCAGAATCCCCGTCTCACTTGCCTTGAGTACGAGCCAGAACCACTCCGGATCCGACTTAGCGCGCTCGAGCAGCCCGTGAAACGCGTTGTGACCGCGTGGCGTCCCGATGAATGTCGCCCATCCTTTGCGATCCGCCAATGTCGGAGCGATGACCTCGCCCCACAGACTCGGACGCATGTCGGCGTATTCATCCATCACCACGCCATCGAGGTAGATGCCGCGCAGAGCATTCGGATTGTCCGCTCCGAATAGTCGTACCTGCGAGCCGTTGACCAGTCTTACCGCTAGTTCGGATTCGCGGAAGTCTTTCGCTGGATCGCGCACTACGGGCAGCGCATAGCGCTTGAGGTAGTTCCAGGCCGTTGTCTTGGCCTGCTCACGGAATGGCGCGATGTAGGCGTAACGGCCGTCCTGCTTACGCGTGGCAAGCGCTCGAGTGAGGAGCTCCATCACACACGCGACCGTCTTTCCTGCACGACGATGGGCAACAATGATTGCCCAGCGCTTATCTCGACAGTGGAACGGTAGAAACTGCGACCGGGCTTCGTAGCCTACTGATCGAGTTTCGTCTGTGGCAGCGGCCATCGAACTGACAGATTACCCTGCAGATTGACGTTCTTGTCCTCGGCAGGATTTGGCATCCTCTTGTTGATCAAGAACTTCGCGGCGTCCAGCTGCGAGGGGGTCATCTCTAATGTCCCAAGCGCATGATCTTGCACGCGTTTAACCAGCTGGGTGGTCTGGATCTTCTGCCGAGTCGATTCTGCGTTGCGTGGGTTGAGTCGTGCTGCCATTCTCTGCCTCGCCGCCTTTCGGGGTGGAAGCCTTGCAATCGCATGGAGCGAGCGTCACCTGATGAGGGTCGCCGTTCCATACATGGGGTGGATCGATGATTGTGATGTGCTGGCCGTCCTGGCAGTACGTGCCAGAGCGCTCGGCCTGCGAATAGGAGATGCGCATGTCAGTACGCGTCCGTATCGCCTGGGTTGCCGAGCTTGTGGAACTCCTCGTGCGAGCGAGGCTCCCGATGATTGGCAGTGTAATGCTCGCCACGCGGAACCTTGCCGCGACTGCC